CAACTCCTCATAAATGTTATAACCATGACCTTTTGATGGAGGAATTATAGGTATTAACTTTGAACCTGATCCTGAATTGGTACTTAAATCGATAATTCCATAAGTATATCCTTTTCCACCATTTGTTACAGTAACACTTGTTATTGTTCCAGAACTATCTACTGCAATAGAAACTGTAGCACCACTTCCGTCACCTATGATAGATGCTGTGCCATTACTATATCCAGTTCCTCCATCTTCAATATATACTGTCTTTATTTGATTATTATTAGTATCAGAGTCTCCTCCTTCTCTGATAGTTTGAATATCAGAATTTGTTGTAGTTTCCCAATTATTAGGAACAGTAATATATTCTGTAGAATCAAATTTAATCACATCTGATGGTGAAATGCTGAATAGATATTTCCATCTATATCCATCAGATCCTGCAACTGGAGGTTCTACATCAGTTTGTGTTGGTTCTATTAGAGATCCTGTAACAGTAGGATCAGTACCATCAGGAGTAGAAGAACCATTATCTATACAAATATAAACTTTAAATTCACTTGTAATAATATAGTAATTAGAATCATATAATCTTACAGTTTTAGATACAGGTGATTCATTACCTTGACGATAATCATGTCTGTACATGTCATAAGGAGTATTTGAAGCCCACTGAACTTTTCTTATGACTCTTCTAGCATTTTCTGTAGTAATCTTTTTACCAAATAAACTAGTATCTCTATAATGAGACAAATATTGAAAATTATCTACAGGATTATTAGTTGTACTTGTATCCCAATCATCAGTTCTACCAAATCCAACTGATCCTGGAGTTGGGTTTGATAAACCTAAGAAAGCATAATAAGAATTATTACTGATAGACTCTACAAAAGAACCAGCATTCAATATTCTAAATTGATCTGTTATGAATGCAGACATATTAATTGTTTTTTTATATATTTATAAGACAATTTTAGTTTTCAATTTTAGGTAATGCTCCAGTTTTTCTAATACCAATACCTCTTCTCTGAATTGTTGGATATGTTGTCAATCCAGATACAGTATTTCCAGTAACTCCGATTGATATTGGACTTGCAGATCTTGTTCCTCCAGAAAATCTTCCCCATGAATATTTTCCAACTGGATTTAATACATTTCCAGTAGTTCCAAGACCAACGATATTAGAATTTGAATCTACATTACATGTAATAATTCCAATTTTGGGTCCATCACCTGGATTATCATGAGACCAAGCAGAAACATAGTAAACATTGTCCAAGAAAGTTGTTCCAATTCCAACAACTGCAGGATTTGAATTATCAATTGATGTAACTCCACTACCAATTCTAGTATCGTAAATATAAATTGGATAACCTGTTGATAGTCCAACAAATTCTGAAGAAGTAACGTTATGTTGTACTTTAAATTCAAGTGCTAAAGGAACTCCAATTCCAGTTGTTGTTGTAATACCAGTTACAATTCCAGAGAAACCTTGAATAGTAGTGAAATCAAGTCCGGTTATAGATTCAATATTAAGATTTGGAGTTTCTGCAAATATTGTGGGAGCAACTGTATATCCAAGTCCAGGATTAGTAATTGTAGTTCCAGTAACTATACCATTTGTAATAGATGCTGTTGCTGTTGCTGTTGTTGTTGATATTCCTACAAATTTCAGATTTATTGTCGTTTGATTGGACAAATATCCAAAACCACCAGAATTAGTTGTTGTTATACTAGTAATAGTTCCACCAACTCCAATTGAACAATTAAATGTAGCAGTTATTGGATTAGTATTTTCTATAATTAATGCATCAAAAGTATCTTCTGCATTTCCAGTACCTATTTCATAATCAAATAATTCTGAATTATCAACAAATATTTCAGTATCTGTTGTAGACACATCTTTAATAATTTTTGCAGTTGGGAAAATTAAAGGTTCTAATACATCTCTTGATTTGTAAACATATTGTCCATTAATTTTTTTATCAGTTTTTTTCTTAGTCCAAGATAGTGGTTTATAATTAGTTTCATCAACTCCCAATCCAGAGTATCGATTAGTTTCAAATTTATCAGAAGTAGTCAAGTTATAAACTACTCTCTCATCTTGAGTTACTGTATCTGGATGAATATTATTACTTATGACTTGAACAATATCACCAGTTTCTATAGTTGGTATAACATTATCGACTACTACAGAATCAGTTCCATCAACACCTTTATAGAAATAAATTTCAATTTCTTCTTCTGGTATTGGTGGTCTAGTAAATGCAAACGATGTTCCACCTTCAAAAATGTAATTCTCTACAGGTTTCTGTAATACACCATTAACAAAGATTATAAGAATATTATTAATATTTTGTTCAATAGGAGCATTTTTTTCAGGTTCAAAACTTAGAAGTGATGAATTATAATTGAGAGGAAATCTAGTTCTTGTTCCATTCTGTAGGTCTTTGATGGAGTCAATATAATCAAGTTCTCCAAATTCCCAAGCAGCAAAACTATCAGAGTAAGTATTAACTACTTCAATTTCGAAATCTGATATTGGAGAAGATAAAGAAGCATCAGTAACTAATCCAACAGGTTTAAATACATCACCTCTTCTAAAATTGTATCCATATCTTGAGATTTTGAATTCACTTACTTCAAAATAAGTAGATCCTATTCCTGTAGATCCACTAAGTTTTAAGTCTACCAATAATCCATTACCAGTATCAGTTGTTGCTCCAATTCCCAACCTAGAAACACCAATTACAGGAAGATTTTTATATGATGGATCAGATACACATATGCGAGGATTTGTATATCCTGTTCCACCAGAATCAATACTAAATGCTAAAGATCCACCTACACCCACTGTAGCAGTAATTGTAGCACCAGAACCTACAGCAGATCCAACACCAACTGAAATTGTTTTATTAGTAGTTGAATCAATTGAAAGAGTTGCTCCTGAAGCAGGATCCTTTCCTACTCTTGGATACGTATGTGTACTAATATGATTATTTCTATCACAAGTAAATATCAAAGATTCATTATTAATTTGAATAGTATTACTTACAGTTAAACCATGTGGACTATCAAATTCTAAAATTAAATTTCCAGTATCTGGTGTATAAATTGCATCTATAGGAGTAAGATCAGGTCCAACACTTGGATTAATTGCATTAGATAAGGCATTTACAAATTTATGCTCATATTCAGTATCAAATACTGTTACTCCTATAGAAATATTATTATTATATCCAGAACCAAATGTCAATTGACCATGCCAAGCCCAAGCAGAACCTAAACCAACATAAGTATGCCTAACAGTACTTGTACCTACATTTACATTAAATGAAGTTTCAGAAACAATTCCTATGATACTAAATGCATTATCATGATTTGGGAAAACAGTTGTACTTATACCTAGATAATTATCACCATACCTTACAGCACCCGCAGACGCACTACTAAAGGTATGAATAGCAGTTGTACCAATACCAACATTAATAGTGATTGTAGTCGCTCCTGTTCCTGTAATAGGTGTGCTTATACCAGCAATAGGATCTGTTCCAGCACGAGGATAACTATGGGTACCACCACCTCCAGTACAAGTAAACACTAAAGAATTATTATTAATTTTAACTTTTTCACCAACTGTTAAGACATGTGAACCAATTCCTAATTCTAAATCACCTGTTGTTTCGTTATATGTTGCACTACCTACATCATAATTACCACCACAAGTAAAATGAAGACCAGATAATTTTGTTTGATTAACTATTCCTCGGAAATTATGTGGTGTTTCTGTAACAATATTAAGTATTCCAGTTTTATTATTATATGTTGCTGTACTAACAGCCACTGGACCAGTTGAAGTTCCTACACCAACAATAGAAGTAATAGTTCCATTAGAATCAACAAGAGGCATTATATTTGCCCCAACTAAAGGTGCAAATCCAAGTCCAGGTGTAGATCCATATGAAACTATAATTCCACCTCTAGGAATTTCATTCATATTAGCATCATAATCAGAAATCACATATTGAAGGTAATCGGGTGGTCTAGTAATTCCAGAAAATTCTACAGTTGATATTCCTGCACTAGAGTCTTCTAAAATTTGATAATTGAATTTTGTAGGATTATTATCAGTTTTGGGTGACTGGTAAATGCTATTAATAAAGACTAAACCAGTCGAAGCTTCTGTTCCAATTCCAGTAGTATTTGCACCACCAACTTTTAGTGTAAATGTTCTTCCAATTCCAGTAAATTCGTCAGATAAATCATCATAGATTTTATTATCATCATAATTGGATTTTAAAAATACTCTACCAACAAATTGGGATGTTTCAAAATCTAAATTGCTAGTTGTTTTTG